AAGAATTAGGCGTGCTTTAATCTCATCGTTTGAGTATCTAGGCACAACGACCACCGCCAACTTGTAATTCAGTTGTCAGGGTAACTGCTTGATTTTTTGTTCTAATGCAATTCATACGATTGCGGTCAGAACAACCAGCACAACCCCACAAAACGACTGCAATTAATACGCCGTAGCCGATTAGGTAACGCCAGCGCATTACGAGACTGGGCGTGTTAGTGGCAAAGGTGGATCTTCGTCATGTTCCCAAATTACCAAAGTTTCACCAGACAAAACCCAGCCCGTGTCAAACCCTTCAGCCTCTAACAAGGCGCACAGTTCATCGTGTTTTGTAATTTCGCGGCTCATGCTGAAATCTCGTAAAGAATGATAGTGGATTCGCTTATGCTTCCGTCTTGCACACGAACTGCCGCTGCCGCTGTATCGTTTGCGAACTGTGTTTTGTATGTTGTTGCGCTTGTTGTCGCGGGGCTGTCTAAAAACTGTGTAAAGCCCGAACCTGTGTAAAGACTCGAAGCCGTACCTGTAAAGCCCATTGAGTTTCCGAAGCGCTGTATGTCTGTAACGCCTCTAAGCAGTTTCAGGTTTATTGCGTTATTAGCGTTTCCACTTGTTTTTACTAAACCGTTTTGAGCCACCACAACTAGCACCTTGCTAGTCGCCGATGTTGGGGTAATTGTGGCAGTTAGGTTTGTGTCTGCGTATGTCGTAACGCTTGATGAGGCTTGTGTGCTTGTTGAACCGCTAACAACTTGCAAAACGCGAAACGCGCCACGCAAAGCATTCTGCTGTGCAGCGGTCAAAACAGCCCCCGCTACAAAACTGGCTGGAAGTGTTGTTGGTGTTGCCATAGGTACTCCTTATCCTAAAACATTCAAAGCATCGATTGTGCCATATGTTGGGTCATCCAATATCAGTTCGTAAACTACCGTAGTCGGGCTTGTAAAGTAGGCCACCCGATGACCCGACTGAAAATCAAGATAGTGCTCTATTCCCTCTACGGATAATTCCTGGGCAAGTTGCATCGTTGTTGCCCCAGTAGGGAACGTGCGCTCGACAGTAATGGTGTCGCCAATTTCGACTACTGCAAGGGTGTCCTTTTGAGGGTCGGTTAATGCCAAGAATGTTGTTTCGACCGATGTGTAACGTGGTTCAGGCTGTGGAAACAACAGGTATGAGGCGGCTGTATCAATTTCACCCTGGACGTGCAACAAACTATCGGTAATTGAGGTTGTCTGAATAAAGTATTGGGCGATCGACGCTAAGTCCTCCGCCGTAGCAGTGTTTCCATTTAGACCCGTGACGACTGCGCGATTTATTACGGCGTCCGCCTGAAACGAAATACCGCAACCCGTGTAAGGAATACCTGTGCCGTCGTCATGAAAATCGGCGACAGGTGCAGACAACGTATTTCCGATTCGATCCTGGAAGGTCATTACCCCTTCTCGTGACATAAACAATCGTCCGAACTCTGAGGTTTCGTTTATTTGTGTTATGTATTGCAATGCGTTTGTGCCAGCGTTGATGTTGTATGAAGCGGCGTGACCGAGGTTGACTGTTCCCGTTGCAATGTCACGCGCCAACAAAGGAAACGCAACTTCAGGCAAGTCAAGTATTGTTTCGATTCGTTCACCCGATGTTTCAGGATCAACGTTTAAATCGTTTAGATATGTTTGGGCAAGCAAATAGAACTGGTCGGCGCAGTAGACGGTAACTGTGTCGATTTCTCCGAGCCCAAAATTATAATCATAATTAATGACGTATCCAGTGAAAAGTAGTTCCTCAACATTGGAATCGTCGTAGCGCATGAAGCGAACCTTGCGCATTGGTGCAAGTCCAGGTTGTGAGTCTGGCGTATTGTAAAAAGGCGACTGGTCATCAAAGGGATTGAACACCCCATCCACGTCGAGAATCGTGCACGTTAATGTTCCTGCGTTAAATTGGTCGCCAATGTCTTTTCGTCCGCGTCTAACTGCGATGTTTGTTGTTGATTCGATTACTGATGCGAACTCTGTTGTTCCGTCTAAAACATATAGAGGATCATCCAGCACGCCGCGCAAGGGATCGTCAAGCGTGAACGCGTCAACTAGAAACCCTGTTGCTATTTGCAGGTCATAGTTGCCTGAATCAAGAACAGGGAAACCAGCCATTATGCAATGTTCAACTGTAGGCCGCCTGAAGTGCGCTGGTATGCGCGCAGGGCGTTGACAATGTTTTGACCTATTTCTGCTGAGGTTGCCATACCGCCTGTGACGTTTATGTTTATGTCACCGCCGCCCATGCCGCCCAACTTTGAAAGAGGAATTACGGCCTCTGCGCCGTTGCCCTCTCCGATCATTGCCAATGTCGGTTTATTTACTATGCCGCCTTCAGCCAGTTTAGGAATGTTGCCTGAAATTGTGCTGACAATTTTGTTCACGCGCTCTGTAATAACAACATCAATATCGACGTTGCGTTTCATCTTGGCTGCTATTGCGTCCATCTTTGCCATAAGTTTCGGCGTCATCTTGTCAAGTTCTGAAATAATTCCGTCAACCATTTGCTGCGCTGTATTAACACCGCTCTGATACCACTTCGTCGCAGCGTTCAAACCGACTTTTTCTGCAGCAGAGTTAGCCGAATCAACCAAAGCATTTGTTTCGTCAATCGCGGCTTGACCTCCAGCAATAAGTTGATCTGCTATAGCAGCACCCGCTTTTGCACCTGAATCAAGAACCATCGTTAGTGCTTCCTGGCTTAACGTTGAGTCAAGAAGTCGTTGAATTTTTTTGCTATATTCGACTACACCTGCAACCTGGCTTCTGAGACCGTCAAGAAACCCTGCGCCTGTTTCCTCTCCTGCTTCTTGTGCATCAGAAAAACTGAATGCCGATTTGATGCTGTCTGACACCTCTGTAGCAAAATCTGCAAACGCGGTCTTGGCATCGTCAAGCGCAGTCTTTGCATCATCTAATGCAACTTCGAGTTTGTCTTTTAGAGCGGCTGCAAAACTGTCAACTTCCTTTTTTGCACCGCCTGTTTTTACTTGTGAATCTCGGAGTGCCTTATTAAATTCTCCTGCTGCATCTGCAGCGCGCATTTGCTGAGTAGAGGAAACACCGAGTTTGTCATTCCATGCGCCAGTTGCTTTTTCTGCGCCGTCTACTAAACCGCTCAAATCACCAATTAGACCAATGAACTTACCCAATGGAGTGTTTGTAAAAAATAGAAACTTGCCTATTTTTTCAATGCCGCTTCCAATAAAGCCGAACGTTTGAGGGTTTCGTTTTACCCAGTCACTAATTTCAAGTAGTTGTTTGGTGAACTCCTGCATTTTGGGCAGTAGTTTCATGCCGAGTTCAACCTGTAGGTTTGCAAACTCTGCTTTAAGTGATCGCTGAGAGTTGGCTAGTCCGTCACTGGTTCGAAGGAAGTCACCCTGCGCGTCGCCTGTCTGCTTATAAATTGCGGCTTGTGCAGCAAGAATTTTCTGCGACGAAGTAAGAGCCTTTTTGCCGTCAGAAATTCCGAGGTTTAAGGCTTCCTGACGTAGCGTGGCATCATCTAGGAGAACACCAAAACGGCGCAAAGGTTCGGACTCACCGCGCAACGCTGCACCGATAGCAAGTACAGCCTCCTCAGGGCTTGTGTTATTAAACGATGCAAGGTCTGTAGCAAGCACCGTAAAGTCGTTTGAAAACGTTGCTAAATCCTCGCCGCCTAAACCTGCTGCTTTACCAAACGTACCGAACGCGCCCGCTGCGTCGAGAACAGATTGCTTGCTTTGTCCTAACTGGCGGGCTGCAGTAGCAGCAAAATCGTTAACGCTTTTTGCGCCCTTGCCAAAAATGACGTTGACTTTAGACATCGATTCCTGCATATTGGAGGCGGCATCGATAGCGGGTTTGATAACTGCAGCGATACTTCCAATGGCGGCGGCGGCTGGTAGCACGGCGCGCTGCAATAGGAACATTGCTTTTGAGCCGTTGCCCTCTAGTTCATTGAAAGACTTTTTTGCAGCGTTGATTCCAGCAGGGTTGAACTCTGAAATGATGGGGATATTGATTGCCATTTAACGCCAAAAATCTTTCATTACATCGTTGACTAAATCTTTTACAGCCGCGTCGATCTTAGTTTGATTCTTTTCATATGCAGGCCACATCGCACGAGAGGCACTGCCGAAACCTTCCTGAACTAATGCCTGGTTCATTTTTGATCCTGGGCGTTTCTTTCCTGCCATGTCATAAAGCGAACCCCAACCAGTCTTTTGTTGGATAATAAACGCGCCTACTGTTTCATATACCGCGCCCTTTGCAACGTTTCTGTTGCGCGCTTTTCTAGTGTTGATCTTGGCAACTACGCCCTTTGCGACTAGGCCACCATCCCAACCGCCCAGTTTCTTATACGGTTTACCCATTCCAGAAAGAGGCGGCTCATTAGGAAACCTGGCTTTAGCGTCCTGGATCACAGGCTTCACAATGTCTTTATAGCGTTTAGTGAACTGGCGTCGAAGTTTAGGGTCAACCTTATTCATCTGGCGCAGTGCCTCTTTGACGCCTCTGACCTGAACTTTCATTTGGACACTGCTCATCGCCTCTGCCTTTCCTTAGCCTGATCATTAAGAACACTAATGACGGTAAGCAGGTCGCGCGTGTCAAACTCTATTTCGTGCGGAAAATACCCAGTTGCAACTAGAAGTTCGGCTAGTTGCCTTCGGTAAGTTCCGCGTCCGTAGGGTTTGGGTTAGTCATGTCCACCGTTTCAATTTCCATGTTTGGATGTTCCTCCAACCATTGTTTCGGTGTGTTCCCTACTGAGTGACCTGATTTTTTGAGCATAAAATGCGCCCAGTAAACCATGTCCATGATGCCGATTCCGCGACCGTCAGAGACCTTTCGGTTTTCTGTTTGTTCCCACATTGCAATGCACAACAAATTAGTTGTGACGACAATAGGTGTATCGCCAGGGGTCTCAATGACCTTGATTGTTAGTTTCACTTTTTCTCCTTGTGTCGGGTCAAGTGATGACCGTGATTATGCGATTGAGAGGTCTCCGCCAACAAACGTCAGATCGACTGTCGAAAGTTCTCCGAGATTTGCGTTGATCAAAGGCATGGACTCTAGGTAGCAATTCGCCAGGGTAATGACTTTCGTTACAGCACCATCAGTAACAGTAGCGACGACAGTTGTTGTCACGCCAACCAATGGCGAGATTGTTGCAAAAGTTTCTCCTGCAACATATGACTGCAGCAAGGTCATCGTGATTTCATTATTGTAAAGGCCGCCTCGGAAACGCCTTGACGAATTTGTTAGCGTCGTTTGGTCAAGAGTCTCACGCAATTCAGTCACGCTGAGCATCGTGCATTGATCCGCCACATCGACCGCGTTCACGGTAAGGGTGGTGATTCCGCTTAGATAAGTGCTAGTAGCCATTTGATTACTCCTTAGGTGTTTTCTTTATGGTAGGTGATTTCTTAGGGGTTTCGGTGGATTCTTTTTCTACAGTAATAAAGCCGCCAGCAACGAGTGCTTCAATGTTGACGCCTGGAGTTGGCTCATACTCGTCGCCCACAATGCCTACCCTGGCTGATGCGATTAAATATTTCATAGTGACGAGGCCTCCATATTTACGATGAGTTCATAGCAAGGATACAACGCGCCGCCTATTTCCATTGACGATGGTCTGCCCTCAGTAATTGCTACGTTTGCGCCTAACAGTTGGGCTGCCATGTTTAAGAGTTTTCTTTGCGCGTCAAGGTTAAACGGGCTCGGAACAATCAACTGAACTGGAAAGGTCAACTGGATTCTTTTGTTTAGCAGGAAAGGCGTCGTGAATGTTGGGGCGTTAATGAACGCACAGGCTGACTGGATGTTTCGTGGATCGGTCACAATAGGGATCGGTGGTGACATT